CGGTAACGTTGAGATGATCAACTTCTGCTGTTTCAAAATTAACATTTGTCGCATAAATATCACCTTGGACACCTAAACCACCAGTTATCTGGACAGCACCAGACGTTTTAGATGTTGAAGTAGTCGTGTCCGTGACCATAATATTTGAATCAACACGAACGTTTCCAGTCACATTCAGTTCTGAATGGACATCCACATTTCCAGTGACCACCACATTTGATAACATATAGGCGTTCCCCATGACGTTCAGATCTGTTTGAACGTCAGCATTACCAGCGACCACTACATTCGATAACATATAGGCGTTGCCAGTAACGTTCAGATCTGTCTGAACATCAGCATTCCCAGTTATCACTATATTTGATGACATATAGGCATTACCGGTGACGGTCAAATCTGTTTGCATAAAACCATTTCCCGTAACATTCAAATCTGTTAGAACATCGGCATTCCCAGTGACTATTATATTTGAGGACATATACGCATTCCCCGTTACGGTTAAATCTGTTTGAACATCCACATTTCCGGATACGTAGGTATCTCCTTCAACATGGAAGTCAGTTGTTGGTGTCAATGTGTTAATACCAACACGATCATTAACGGTATCCACATGGAATGTATCTGTATCCACTGTAACATTTCCAGAGACATAGGTTTCACCTTCAACATGAAAGTCTGTTGATGGGGTTAATGTGTTAATACCTACACGATCCGTTGTGGTATCGACATGGAGGGTATTCGTATCGACGGACAAATTTGAAGATATAGCAACCTTACCCACAACATCGAAATCTGTTTGAGGGTTTAAGGTGTTAATACCGACACGGTCAGTAGTGGCATCTACATGGAAAGTGTCTGTATCGACTGTGAGATTGCTCGATATATATGTTAGACCTTCAACGTGAAAATCTGTTGTCGGGTTCAATGTATTGATACCTACTCGAGTATTGACGGTGTCCACATGTAAAGTATTCGTATCGACTGTGACATTTCCTGAAATGTAGGTTTCACCTTCAACGTGGAAGTCGGTTGTTGGTGTCAAAGTGTTAATACCCACACGATCATTAACGGTATCCACATGGAATGTATCTATATCCACTGTAACATTTCCAGAGACATAGGTTTCACCTTCAACATGAAAGTCTGTTGATGGGGTTAATGTGTTAATACCTACACGATCCGTTGTGGTATCGACATGGAGGGTATTCGTATCGACGGACAAATTTGAAGATATAGCAACCTTACCCACAACATCGAAATCTGTTTGAGGGTTTAAGGTGTTAATACCGACACGGTCAGTAGTGGCATCTACATGAAAAGTGTCAGTGTCAACAGTTAAATTTGAATTCACGTGGAGACGACCATGTACACGAACATCTATGAGTTCTGAAGAAGGTACAACTGCAGAACTTGTTGCACTACTATCTGTGTATGCGATTACGAATTCGTCAACAACTTCTCGGTATCCTAACGTGACATTCGTACCCGGTCGATCCATGATGATCCCCATATCCGAAGATACATTCCCTTTCCCAATCTCTATGATTGCATCTTTGACTGTCGTGTTCACAGTATCTATCGCCGTGACTGTTCCTATAACATTCAGACTCCCACCGATGACAACATCATCTTGTAAATACGTATCCCCTAAAACAGTGAGAACATTCGCACCATTTTCCTCGACGTAAAACTTTGAACCCACATCTAAAGTATGGATAGGGTCAGTATTTGAAATACCAACAGTACCCGTCGTAGTGAATGACCTATCACCCGTAAAAAGAATCGTACTTGTTAATGTATTTCCTATATTCGCGTAGAAGTCGACCTCGCGTCCTTGAACACCTTGGGCATTTATATTTGTATCAGTGATTTCATTCGTGAACGGGTCAATACCCATCAATGTAACGACTGCACCTTCATTTACTCGAACAGGTTTCATGTAAAGTCCTGGTATGTCAGCATTGACTGGAGTATCAGAAGCGTTTATCACGATCGTATTATCGGCCTGTTCATCATTATGCCATCTGCCTATTCGGATTTTCGTACCCCGATCGATGGTACTCGAGTTCTTGACCATTTAGTATAGTGTGGTATTTTAATTGGCATAGAGCAAACCGGCGACACCGTTCGAAATCTTGAGTATGTTATAGTTGACAGCATATATAGGATCCTTGATGGGTAATCGTTCACTAAAGATCTTCGCACTGTCGAGACGACTGAAATTCAGTGTCCCTGTTGGTTGTGAAAGACTCGTTGTGAGACAGAAACAGAACAGGAAAAAGTCTGGTGACGTGACAAAGTTTGTGTGGTAATAATTCATGACTTCGATGAAGTGTGGACGAGCCCACTTGTATCCATCAATGTCCACACCGTTAATGGTCATTTTCACCTTATTATCGTACGCCGTCAACGCACTGTAGCTACTCGTATTTGAACTCGCAATATATTTGACGGGGTGGTTGAAATTAAGATCCTGGATGGTTTCATTACTGGGAATATTCTTCTGAACCTGGAAGATCAACATTTCATGATTACGTGTGGCGAGGGCACCACGCTCTTCATTGTCTAAGTAGTAATAGTTACTATGTGCGGACCATTGGTAATTCCCTGCTTCCGGACCCCAATGAATTCGGATTTCGACGTTATGGTAGTTCAAGGCAACAAGTGGAATTGCGGTCTGTGGACTTTCACAGAAGAAGAATCGAAGTGGGTAAAAGTAGGAGCGAGCACTGGTCCCGGGGTGTGTACCGTTTGAACTCTTTGAAACATTGTTGGCGAAGGTATCAATCGCAATTTTTTCGGTAAAGATGGAATCCTGTGTATCGATAACCTGTCCACCAATCAGTAGTTCGACATAGTCGATGAGCTTGGTCCAATCTGGGTGATCGAGGGATGCGTTATTATTGTCTATGGTGAAATAGGTGTAGCCGAGAAGATCACCAGTCTTCTCGAAGCGGATGGTTGACATGGAATTACCATTCACAGCACCCTGTATCGTCTGTTTTTCGATGGTCTGTGAAAAGTTTGAATGTCTTTTAAACGTCGAAGTGAAAAAAGAAATTTCAGGCTTTCCCATGATATGTTCATCTTGTGCACCGATGGCGATCAGTTTCACTATACCGGATGACATAGTTATAATAAGGAAAGTTTATTTTAAGTTCGACTTTTTGCATATGAAGCGAATGACAAAAAAGTTATTACCTGTGGAACTGGAATTGGTGATCGTATCCCCATTTTCATCGCGAATGTGGAAATTGAGACGATCGAATCTAGAGAGGGGGTCTAAATATTGTTGAGCAATCAAATAATTATCCTTGAAAGCAAACACCTGATTACCACTAGACGCTGAAGAACTGCTCACGATACTCGCGAAGGAGTTTCGTAATACGGAGAGTCCGGGTTGTGTAGATGTGGAAAGAGGTGGGTCTTTTATCGCTCTATCAGCAAAATTACTATCGAGTTCATCGATAGAAACATAACAATGTTCTGTACTGTGGACCGTATTGATCCGGGCACCGAGGAGTCGGGCTTGAACGACGTTACGGAGAGGTGTATTGAGATACACCGTGAACGTGTTCGCACTTGCTTGACCTATAGTATCAATAGTAATAGTGTGGTATTCATATTCAAAATCAGGAACGTCTGACCTAGAAGCAACGATCGTAGTCATTTACAATACGCTTAGATTAAAGATCCACCAATCCCACCGACGATGGCGTAATTGGCCTGATCACGGACAAGTTGTTCAGACTTACACAGACCACCGGGTGTCAGTGATTTGGTGTATGTGCTCCCGTCCTTGGTGTGACCAGGGGTACATTCGAGTTTATGTTCGAGATCGAAAAGGGAATCTTCATTAATGGCCTTGATCTCAATTGACCTGGGCTGGTAACAGCTGAGAGCCGTGCGACGAATCAAGAATCCGATGGCGACGATACTGAGGATAACCAAGAAGGTATTGCGACTGAACTTCATTTACTACTAAGTAACATTTTTTAATGAAGTGCGTTAAAGATACTACTTTAGTTTCAGTATAAAGAGTAGATGGACGAAGAGATTATCCTCGACCGAGGTGGTGCCGATATCATAAAACTTGACGAGAATGAACAGGCGTTGATGGATGAGATTCGTATTGCTCCACCTTCTCGCCCAAGACCCA